TATCCCTGTTTTTAAAAATGTCCGGCAATACTTGGTAAATAATGGAACATTGGCACTTCAAACCGAGAAGAATGAGTCAGCAAAAAAACTTTGGATTAAAACAATCGAAAGTATTGGTTACAAATTATTATCACAAGGTGTTACTGGTACCGAGAAAAATAAATATTCTCAAATGTCCAAACGGGATCAAACTCTTTTAATGTTTAGGAATGAAAAAGGTGAGCAGATTCAGAATGGAAACTAACAAGCTAATAATTCTTTACAAAAAGCTAAACTTGTTATCAAAAAACTCAAGAGTGGCATACGATACTATCAGTATGGTCTCAGAAATAATGGATGCGGTATCAGGAAGTTTAAGGGTGGCAAACGCCTACCTGTGCTCTGCCAGGGATGAATCAAGGCATAACCCAAACAACCAAAAAAGAATAGAAACAGCTATGATTGATATTAAAAACTGCCTGATGTTACTGAGCGAATTTGAAGAAATTAAAAAACGTGGTTTAATAAATAAGAACCTACCCAACGGTGATAGACCGGTAGCATGATAAAATAAAATAAAAACATTTTAAATTTCTTAATTTGAGGCGTCTAATCTTATGGAACTTGGAAAAACAGGGAAACCAAAAGGTAAACCAAGAGGCAGAGCATTCCCAAAGGGATGGAAAGGCGGGCCAGGCAGACCCCCAGGAATCAGACCTGATATCAGAGTATGGCAACGAAAGAACAGGGATGAATTTTATCCTCAGCTAACCAAGATGTTTAGAGAAATGAAGCCCGCTCAGGTGCAGAAATTAGCGGAGACAGGTGTTTGTGAAATAATTTTTATCGGTGTAATCATCAGGGAGTGCCTTAAAGGTAATGTGTTTTATGTGCAATTGCTTATGGATTGGCTCTATGGTCCTTTAGCAAAACTTATTGAGGTTTCAATTGATCCTGAAAATTCTTATCATCAAATGACTCCGGACGAAAAGAAAACATTCTTGTCGGATCCTGCCAATATCAAAAAGCTTAATGAACTACAGACAGAAATCAGAAAAATAAAAGAATGAGCCACGAAGATCAGCCAGATTTTATTGATGAATCATGGAAAATGCTTCCTCATACATTGGCTGAAACCTGTTCTAACGGGAAATGGAAGCCATACAATTACCTAGTATATCTTGGGAACAAAATAACAGAAGGGATAGCCAGGGGGAATGCCCGCTTCATAGTGTGTATGCATCCAAGGGTAGGCAAATCTGAATTCATTAGCCATTGGACGCCTATCTGGTTATTGGAAAACTTCCCAAGCAATAAAATAATTCTGTGCTCCTATGAGGCATCAATAGCTGAATATTGGGGAAGGCGCGTCAGAGATGAAATAGAAAATAACGAACTCCTCACAAACACCATTATCCCTCATGCTAGGGCAGCACATGATTTTCATACAGTGTTCGGCGGAGGGATGAAGACGGCAGGTGTCGGTGGTCCGGTTACATCCCGTGGCGCTGATACTTTTATCATTGACGATATTTTTAAAAACTGGTCCGAAGCCATGAGCGCCAGAAGGAGGGAGTGGATCCGGGATTGGTTCGATAGCGTGGCTTATACCAGGCTGGAACCAAGTGCATCTATGATCCTCCTTATGACAAGGTGGCATGAAGGTGACTTAGCTGGTTATCTTTTAAATGAGCATCCGGATAATTGGGAGGCGATTGTTCTTCCGGCATTGGCAGAGGATAATGATCCGCTTGGTAGGAAACCAGGAGACGCGTTATGTCCCGAAAGATTCCCTGTGGAGGTTCTCGAGCAAATAAAAAGAGCCAGCAATCGCGTATGGCTTGGCCTATATCAGCAACGACCAGTTTCCTCGGAAGGAGAAATATGGAAGCGTGATTCATGGCGGTATTATTCAGAGGCTCCCGTCTTCGAGGAAATGATTCAATCTTGGGATATGAATTTTAAAGAGGGAAAAGAAAACGATTTTGTTTGTGGACAGGTATGGGGAAGGGTAGGCATCCATTATTACTTGGTAGCCCTGACGCGTGGCCAGTGGGGTTTTACAAGGGCCCTAAAAGAATTTACAAAAATATCATTTCTTTATCCTGATGCAAAGTTTAAATTGGTTGAAAACAAGGCGAATGGTCCGGCCATTGAAAACGTACTTACTGATAAAATATCGGGTATAATTTTAGTTGAACCAAAAGGTGGTAAAATGGCCCGCGCTATCGCGGCAGAGCCCGCAATAGAAAGCGGGCATGTCCATTTGCCGAATCCAAGCATACATCCATGGGTGAAAGAATTTATAGACGAATCCGCTTCATTCCCAAAAGGCAAACACGATGATCAGGTTGATAGTGCGTCACAAGCTATAAACTTTTTTGAGGAACGGACACAAGGTCCGTCTTTTGATATTTACTAGGGGGGTTGATGACATTTTGGAAAAGGTTGTTCCAACACCAGGAAAAACGACAATCAGCAATGGCTTTTTTTGATATGGGTTTAGCTCTTGGTTCCCCAAGAAACTACGAAAACTTTTCAAAAGAAGCCTATCAGAAATGCGTGGTAGCATTTAGATGCATCAAGTTAATTTCGTTGAACGCAACCAAGATACCCATAATTTTGTATAAAAAAACATCGGACGGTAACGAGGAAGTACTCAGTCATGAAATTTTAGACCTACTCAGTAAGCCAAATCCACTGAACGGATATGAGACATTGATTGAAAATGTTTTTGGTTATTTTAACATTTCAGGAAATAGCTTTCTGAGAGCTGTCAGACCTGGACCGAATAGGCCTCCAAGGGAATTGGTAACTCTCAGGCCGGACAGAATCAAAATAAACCCTGGAGCTGGCATGATTCCTTCCCAATACATCCACAAAATCGGATTGAACGATGAGGAAATTTATCCGGTGGACCTGATGGGTAGAAGTGATGTCATGCACATGAGGTCATTCAATCCACTGGATGATTACTACGGCATGTCACCTGTGGAGGCCGCTTCACTCAGCATTGACCAGCAAAACGCTTCTAATAGATGGAATTTATCTTTACTCAAAAACGAATCCAGACCTTCCGGTGTAATCAAAATAACACAGGATGATAAAAATTCAGGTAGGCTTTCACCGGAACAAAGGGAATCCCTGCAGAAAAAACTTGAAGATCGATGGAGCGGAACAAGTAATGCTGGTAGACCAGTAATACTGCAAGGCGGCATGGAATGGCAACAAACGGGTTTATCTCCAAGGGACATGGATTTTTACAACAGTAACAAGGTGAGTAAATCTGATGTGGCCATTGCTTTTGGGGTTCCCGGGCAAATGGTCGGGGTAGAGGGTAGTCAGACATTTGCAAATTACGAACAAGCGGTGATGAGCTTTTATGATGACACGGTCATTCCTCAATTTAGGATATTTGTTGGTTATCTTAACCGCTGGTTGGTTCCTATGTTTGGGGATCAATCTATTTTTCTTGGTTATGATGAGGACAAGATAGGCGCGTATGAGCCACGCAGAGCGGCTAAGAGACAGGCTTTGATACAGTGCAATTATTTAACAACGAATGAAAAGAGAGAGGCAGAGGGATATGGATTTTATGAGGAAGGTGAAGAGCCAGGCGATCAGATTTTAGTTTCATCCGGACTGATGCCACTCAGTATGGCGCTTGATTTTTCTTCCCAAAGCGACGATAGCTTAAACCCCGATGAGGTTGACGATTATCAACCCGATGAGGATAACCCTGATGAAGAACAGGGGGAAGGTGAGAACCAAGAAGATTACAATGGGGATGATGATTCGAAAACCGATTCGGGGTTTGAGTTTAAGGCTTTCAATTTAAGAACCAATAATTCAAAACGTTCATACGCTAGGGCATACCAAAAAAAAATCAGGCTTCATGAAGACAGACTGAGAAAATCACTCTCTTCTTACTTTAACGCAGAGGGAAAGCAGATTATCAAATTGATAGAAAGCACTGAAAAGGAGGTGTGGGACTACGGGACAACTACAATTTTGAACAGGAATCACGACAAGTTAAAAAGCATTTTTGAGGCATCCATTCGTTCCACTATGGATGATTTTGGTAAATCTCTCATCGAGGGAACCAAATCAATGTTTCACATGGAACACAAATCACCGATTGATAAATTCAAATCAATAATTAATTCCTATGTAACATCAGAGGCTATTAAGGCTACCGACCAAGTAAATAGAACAACCAAAAAAATGATTACCAAGAAAATTAGGGATGCGTTACAGGCCGATGTTATGGAAGGCACAAGCATAAAAGTAGAGGCTCCAAAGTTGGTTGGAAAACTTTATGACCAGTTCAAAAAGAACCGATCTAAAATAATAACAAGAACGGAAATTCATAACGCCGCAACCAAGGCTACAATGCAGGCAGCCAAGTCGCTTGATTTACCATCGGTAAAAAAAGAATGGAATAGCGCAAGGGATGATAGGACAAGGAGAGAGGAACCAACTCATAAACATTGGGCTGATCATTACGAAATGGACGGCGTCAAGGTTGATATGGATGACACG